GATAGCCGCAAGGTTTTGCCCTGGATGCGCCAACAAGTTATAGATGCCGCCTGTGACGCTGTAGAACCCGTCAAACTGCCACAGGTTGTTGGGCGATGCGGTGAAGTCGTTCAACGTAAAGTCTGAGAACCCCGCGCCAATCCCGTTGTCATCAATAGTCAACGACTGAAGGCCGTCAGAATAGCCAGAAAAAATAGTGACAAAACCGTTGATGCTGTTGACCCAAATGCCTCGCGACGGCCCGGTCAATTGATTTGAGATCACGCGATAGCCAAGCATCTTCCTTGGCCGACCACGCTGGAATCGCACCCAACGCCCGTCGTTGTAGAACATCTTGTCAAACAGCGTGCCGTCTCGCTGAATGCCAGCCTTTGTATCGAGTGCAAAAACCTTCTGCGTCATCAGAACGTCCCGCCACTGACACCCAGGCTGAAGGTGCCCGTACCTGTGATGACTACGCCGGCATTCGTTGCCCGCAGCCGCTGCGTGCCGTTTACGCTGATCCCAAACTGATTGGTCGATGGCCGGTAAATGCCCGTGTTCGTTTCCGCGCTAAAGTTCAATGCCGGAGATCCTGCGGTTCCATCTCCCAACGAGATGCTAGTTGTTCCGGCAAGGACCGTGGAAGCATTCAGCATGTTGACTGAGTCACACACCAGAATGGCCTGTTGTCCAGCAGGAATGGTCGCCGTACCTGACCCCGCGATATTTGTCGTAAACGTAATGCTGTAACCTGCCCCCGTGCCATCCGTCTGATTGGAGATGTAATAGACCTGGATGGTAGGCGGAAGAATTACCGTGACGTTGCCACTCAACGTGCCCGTGTACTTCTGAACGACGTTTGCGGCTTCTGCGCTGGACAACGTGTAGTTTCCAGACACCACCGCCTTGGTGAGCTGCGTAAAGTTGAATTGCGAGGTTTTGCCAAGGCCAACCGTGAAGTACGTTGCACCAGAGCAGACGATGAACGCTGAGTCCGCGGGCTGCAACGAAATACTCGAGGCCCCGTTGATCAACCCAGATGCCGGCGATACCGTAAGCGTCCCCGTACCGCCGTTGCGCAACATCATGAACCAGTCGTTGCCGATCGTTGTCGGAGCCGTCAGCGTCAAGGTTCCTGCACCGCCGGTCCACAGATACGATGACGCACGATCTGATGCCAACGCGGTGTAATTTGAGGAAAACGTTGTCACCGAATACGCTTGATTGAGCGTGGAAGCGATGGCTTTGAGACCATAGCCTGCCAACGTTGCCGCATCAGCGTTGCTCGTTCCAACTCCGAATGCGATGTTGCCCCAGGTGCCTGCGGTCGTCGCGTTCGTCGTAATGTAGATGTACTTGGCTTGGCCGGCGGTCACACTAATGATCGTGTTGCCGTCGTAGTCCGTCACCGTGAAGGCCGTGCCTCCAACGTTGCGAATCAGCGCATCTTGTCCGACCGACGCCTGATTGGCTGGCGGCATCTTTAGCTTCAAGCCGCCAGCGGTCGCCGTGACGTTCATGATCCTGGCAGCAGGATTGTCCGTTGGGCTTCCGTTGATCGGCCACTCAAGTTGCGAGTCAGCCGACAGCGTAATCGCTCGGAACGATACGTCCGTTGGTTGTATGACGTTGCCAGTGAAGGGTGAATTGAAGCTCATGAATCCCTCGCCATGGTTTGCCTATCCCCGATCCGCGCAACGTCCTCGGTCTTCAGTACGTCCATGATCTGTTGGTACTGGCTCTGCCACATCCCCATCCGCTCATCGTTTTTGAGGAATGGCATCGCCTGTAACAATGACCCGTACAACATCGCTTGCGGAGCGTACTCGGTAAACCAGTTGGTCTGATTGGTCGAATCCAGCGGCTGCACGCGCTCGTAATACAGCACCTCATACGAATACGCCGCCGCCGGCGTCGGTGCAACCAGCCAGTGCGTGTAGTCGTAGTCACAGTAATACTTAGGCACGTCTTCGTCTGTCACCTCCGGCCAATACTCCCGCAGGTACTCGTACTTGCGAAGCAACACCGGAAACTTCTGCCCGTTCACCGTGACGTTCATTGACACGGTTTTGCGCCACCGCGCCGGCTTGTCAATCACCGGCTGGCCTTGGATCATCGTGCTTTCTGCAACCGTCAGGTTGCCCAGGAACTTGAGCTCGGCAGCAATCACTTGCTCCGCGAGCATGATGAACTGCGGAATCTTCTCGATGGTGGCTTGGTCGGTACGCTCGAGATAGGTTTGTATGTCGTTGACCAACGAGTCATACGTCATTACGGCAGCGACTGTCATCACCACACCTTTTTCTTGATTGACTCAGGCTGCGGGACGTACTGCTTACCTTGCCGCGTCCCCTCACGCTTGGCGCGTGTCGTAGCGGCGTACTCCGAAGCGGTTAGCTTCTCTCGAGCCTGCCGGGGGAGGTAGCGCTCACCCGTAGCTTTTGGACCCTGCGTAGACGGCTTTCCAGACCGGGTACCCCAGTCCTCCTTCGTCCACTTTGTGAGCGAATTATCGGCTTTTTTAGGCCCTTTGTAACCCCCGCCAGAGGCTTTGTATCTCTGGGTGGCTAACTGCGCCTTCCTGGCGCTCCATTGGCCCGGCTTGCCGCCTTTGCTGCTCGCTTTGACAGAGGAAACAATCCGTTTCCACTTGCCAGGATCAGACTTGACCGCGGAACTCATCTTTTCTGCTCTTTAAGTTCAGCCGCCAACACTTCCGTCTTCTCCTTGCTGCTTGCGCTCGACCCGAGGAAAAAGTTCAGGATGGTGGCAACGACAGTGCCCAGAAGGAACCCGAGGATCGTATCCGCAAACCTCACGTTCGTTTCCGGGATGTTAGTGAACGTGATCAGAAAGATGTACATCACGGCAGTGATCGACCAGAACGTCGCCAAGTACATGACGTACCGCTTGGCAAACGTATCATTTTGCTGCAACGCTGCTACCTGCATGGCTCGAGCATCAGCCGTGTTCTTGTTCGCCTGCTCGATTTTGAACTCTTCATGCTTCTGAGCCGCTTCCCGCAGGGCTTTCACCTCCTCCGGGTTCATGTCAGGCTTTAGCTCGATGCCGGTCTTTTCCTGCACGTAGTCCAGACCCTTATCAACGACTGCCTGGGCAACCTTCGGCAGGTTGTTGGAGATCAGACCCGATACGATACTTGCGATAAGAGGAGCCACTTACTTCTCCGTTGTGATGATGTCATCGCCCTTAGTCACAGTAACCCGCCCTTCGGTAACTTCAACCTTCATGGGCGGGTCTTGACGATCAAGCTTGTCAAGCTTATCAATCAACGTCTGGATGACCTGGAACTCGGGCTTTTCCTGCTTCGGAGTCGCGCCAGCGATGCCGTTCAACATAGAAATCAACGCCGTCAACGAAGCACCTAGCAGCCCCATCACAGCAGCAATCTTGTCGGACTCTAAGTACAGACTCGAAACAACCCCAATGACGACAATCAACGTGATGTAAAAGAGACCGTGCTTGCCAATAGCTTTGCCGGCCACTTCTTTCGCAGGCGCTTGAGCGTCCAGCCGGCGTAGTTCTACTTCCGCCTCGGCTTTAAGCTTTGCAATCTCCTGCCGCAGCGTATTCACTTATGCCTCCAGAAGGCTCGCAATACGTCTAGCCCAGCCTTTTGAGAACGACGGCCAGCCAAACATGTCCGTCATTGCACGAAGCCGTCGAGCCAACATCTTCCGAAGCAGACCATCAGGATTGACTTCATGGAGCGCAGCCAAGGTCTTCGGGCCGAGGACACCGTCAGGATTTGCTCCAACAGACTGCTGCAACCAGCGCACCGCAGTCCCAACACCACTATTCACCGCGGCATCAAAGACCGCATACCGTATCAATGCAGGCAGTTCGTCTGCACGCACCGCGTCCCAGTATGACTTTTTATAGATTGACTTTGCTACATCAGTCGGCATGTCTTTCATCGGGCCGTCGTAGCAATGCTCTCGTGCTACCGCAATCGTGATGCCCCACATTGTCTCGCCACCCGGATCATTTGGATGATTTGAGTACGACCCCTCGTGGCCCAAAAGCGTATGAAAGGCAGTGTCAAAGTTCATTTGTCGGCCTTGTTGTCAAGCTTGTTGAAGATCTGCTTGCAGATGTCCTTCAGCTCGTCAATGTCGCGGTGATACTCGCTTTTCGTCACATAGGTATGCGGCATGTCGCGCACGTCCGCATCCAGGCGCTCAATCGCCTTCGTGATGTTGTTCAACACCCAGCCGCCAAAGAACGCCGCGATGCCAACAATGACGTTAAACACGACCTGCACATCCATGCCTATGCTCCAGGGTCTTGTGCCGGGGGTTGAAGTTGTTCGAGCGACTGCGTGCGGATCTTGTTGAACAGATCCAGCACATCGCCAAGAGGTAGCTTGCTGATGCCTAGCAAGGCCAAGTCGATCTCTTTGACCGTGAGCTCGAGTTTAATGAGTTTGTCCATCATCCGAACACCAAGAAGAAGTTGCCAGTTGCGGTAGAAGGCACAGGAGCCGCCTCAAAGTACCACCCAAGACTACCGTTGTTTGTTGAGTTTGTGCCGGCATACCATGTATCCAGAAGACTGTACGCCCGCACACCCGTGATTGTTAGATAGTCAACGTTCGGCTTCGTTGCACCGGTCAAGATCAGCGTACCCGGAGATGCTGCCGATGTACCTTGGACCGTTAGGATGTTACCCGCAGTGCCAGCAGCAGTCCATGAGGTCGTGATCCGCTGGGTTGTCGTGCCGATGTTGATTGTGTTCGCACCCGCAGCGGTGCTGGTAATAGATTTGAAGGTGTTATTGCCGGTGATTGTCAGCGTACCGTTACCGCCTTGGTTTAACGTGATATTGGTGTAGGCAATGCCGCCGCCTGCGAAGGTCTTAGAAGACCCGCTGGTCAGACTGATGGTGCCGGTGCCGGTGACGGTGAGGTTAGTCGGCGGGTTTGCACTAAACGTATTCCCAACAATAGTCCACAACCCGGAACCAAAAGCACACGTTCTTTGCGCCGTACTATTTCCAAGCGCCACCGCCGAATTTCCAGAAAAAGTTACATTAAACGTAGCCGCATCGAAAGTTCCGCTTTGCAAATCCAAGCCGTTTCCAGACGCGGCGCTGTTAGTAAGTGCATCTTGCAGCGTTACTGAACCACCGGGCGTATTGATCGTAAAACCTTGCGTAAAAGTCTTACCCGCACTCGTAATCGTCTGACTGCCTCGGCCAGCAAACGTCAAGGCTCCGGTTCCGGTCAGCGTCGTGCCAGTCCCGTTGACCCAGTTGCCGTAGACTTGAGGAGTGGTCGATCCAGTTGCCAGCGTCACCGTGTTACCAGTCCTCAACGACATGTCAATCGTGCCGATGTTGTAGGACTGATCAACCGTAATCGTGCTGCCGGATGCTGGATACGTTGCCGCAGGAAAAATAACCGTATCTTGAGCCAGAGGGAATTGCGTAACATCCGCTGCGCTACCTTCCGTAGCAGACCAGCCGGTAGACGATGACCAGTTAGCTGATCCGGTCGAGCGAACATAGACGGTCTTACCAGCAACAAACGTAATCCCGCTGTTGCCCTTCGCATCACCCAAACGAGTTCCGGATACCGGAGCAGCAGCTCCAGCGATGGTGATGTCTCGAAAGTCTACGTCAGTCCCGGAGAACGCAGCGGTGGTGATCGTGCGAGTCGTTCCGATGGTGTCAGAGCGGACGAAGTGCCGCATCGTGGCATTGGTGCCAGCGGAGAACGTCAGTGTTCCGGTAACGGTTTGGTTGGCAGATAGACTGATGTTCTTCAGGCCAGCGGCTGTGAGGCCGGTAAACGACAGGTTGTTGAAGCTGTTTGCTCCGCTGATGGTAAAGGAACCTCCGCTGGTGCTGGTAAAAGATACGTTGTAGAACGTTTGGTTGTTGCCATTAAATTGACCCGACCCAGTAGCAGAAGACAGGTTAATTTGTGATGTGCTTGCAGTGACCGTAAGATTGGCGCGGTTAGTTTCAGTTGTTCCAAAATTGAGTGGCGTAGAAAGTGAAAGCGTGGTTGTTCCGGTATCAAAATCAATTGTTCTGGAATTTCCATTATCTGAAGATATTTGTGATGCAGTTAAATTGTAAGTTGCAAAATCAATTGATCCATTGGTAACGGTTAAATTAGATGATCCAATGTCTAGAGCACTACCTAAACTCCACCCACAATCAACACCATTTATCGCTATCAAACTCGCAAGAATCACCCCATTAGTAGTAAACGTCAGACCCGTCGAGTTGCTGGATAGCGTCATCGCTCCGGTATAAGTCCTCGTTAACCCCGTAGCAGGCAGCGTCACGTTGCCATGAATCCCAACCATCGCAGTCGTTCCGGCGAGCGTCACGTTCCCAGTCGCAGGGCCAGCAATCGTGAGCGACTTCATCCTGATGCCGCCAGTCACGGCGTTTACCGTAGCAGTGTAGGCAGTCGCGTTAGACGCCGAGTCAAATACCACATCGTCGTGGCTTCTTGGAACCGATGCGCCACTCAAACCACCAGATCCAGTAGACCATCTCGCAGTATCCGACCAGTTGCCCGTACCACCGACCCAGTAGCGGGTGGAGTCTGCGGGTTTAGCAGTAAGGTAGACGGGTGCTCCAGCGGTTCCGGTGCTGTTGGCTCCAGCATAGAACTCACCTGGAGATGCGTTAGCAAACCCAATGCTGCCCATTGCAAGGTAATCAATACCCGAGGTACACGCGCCAGCAAGGATGTGAGAGGTTCCAGTACCCGTCAGCGTGACCACGTTGCCAGAGGTGCCCGTGACAGTCCACTTGCCAAAGGTCTGGGTGGTGGAACCAAAATCTATAGTGTGTGCAACGGTCTTGGTCGAGGCAAGCTC